CTTCGAGCATCGGCAAGACTTCGTATTTCTTTAATAGCATTTAGTCTTACAGATTCTAAATTTTCACCGCCTTCTAAACGTCTAAAGTATTTATTTCTATCCGTAAGATTTTTAGAACTTTTAAGAAGTTTTTCCAAAGACGATCGTTGTTTTATCCTTTTTTTGTTCGGTTCGGGTTCTCTCTTTTGAAATTTTTCTAATAATTTATCAACTTTACTTTTAAAAAGAATGAAATATTGCTTATTAAATCCGGGATTTTTATTAGGATGAAGACGCAAAAAACCTTCATGTCTTAATGCTTTGAGTTTTTGTTCCGAATTCTCAACTTTTCTAAGTTCTCTAATTAGTCTCAAATAAAAAGCTTGTCCACCACGACCATCTACTTTAATTTCAGGTTTATTTGGAACTTTCTCTTTTTTAGGTATTGGTTTAGGATCGACTTTAATTTTTTTAACAAATATTTTACCAAATTTTCTACCCGTATCTTGAAATTTATTATGCGTTCTTTTAAATTTATTACGTGTTCTTTGAAATTTTTCAGTTAAAGTAATTTTTTCATCAGTTTCGTTACTCGTGTTATTATTTCCATTATTATTATTCGAATTGTTTTTATTTTTACTTTTTTTTCCAAATAAACCACCAAATATTCCACCGGAAGAACGTTTTATAGTAGAATTGGAATTTAATTCTAATTTTTTATTTTTATATTTTTTATTTAATTTTTGTTTCCAAACTTTACTAATTTTAGATTTTTTATACCTTCTATGAATATTTTCAAGTTGATTTAAATTTGATACACTGTTTAATTCAGTACTGTATCCTCTATACATTTTAGTAACTGATACATTTTTTATCCTTTGAATTTCAGTTTCAGTTTCAATTTTTTTCTGTTTAGCGATGGCTTTACCAATAGCGGCTTCATTTTTTCTCCTTTGAGCATTAGCTTTAGCGGCTTCAGCTTCGTTTTTCTTCCTAGAATTTTCTTCGGCTTTTCTTTGAGCATTTTCTTCGGCTTTTCTTTGAGCATTGGCTTTAGCGGCTTCAGCTTCGTTTTTCTTCCTAGAATTTTCTTCGGCTTTTCTTTGAGCATTTTCTTCGGCTTTTCTTTGAGCATTTTCTTCGGCTTTTCTTTGAGCGTTGGCTTTAGCAGCTTCAGCTTCATTTTTCTTCCTAGAATTTTCTTCGGCTTTTCTTTGAGCATTGGCTTTAGCGGCTTCAGCTTCGTTTTTCTGTGTCAAAAGTTCGTTTATTTTTCCTATAACTTGTACTTCTGTTTTGAAACCACTTTTACCAGATTCTAAATTATTCAATACACGATTTACTATATTTCTATTCTTATCATTATTAAATTGATTACGAACACTATTACTAATTTTTATTATATTTATACGATTTTGTATTGCTTTGTTAGCATTATTAAGAGTAGGAAACTTACTTTTTCCAAAAAAACCTGATTTTGTATTATTTTGATAGTTTCGAATTATTAGAACAACGCTTTTATCACGTAAATATTCTCTATACTTATTTTTTAAAGTTTCGGCTTGATTATACCTTTTATTAAATAGTCGTTTTTTTACATTATTTTTAGATGTTTTTTTATTAAGTGTGTTTTTAACATTATTACTATTCCCAGTTTCGGGTGTGTTATTATAACTACTGACTCCAGTTTTGGGCGTTTTTTTAACATTATTACTAATCCCAGTTTCGGGTGTGTTATTATAACTACTGACTCCAGTTTCGGGCGTTTTTTTAGAACTAGGTGGTGTTCTTTTAAATAAACCCCATGGTATAATTTTACTACTAGGAGTAAACCCAGTTATTTCGTTGTATATTCTTTTTTTTGATATTTTCATGAGATATTCCCAATACTTATCAAATTCTCTATTTGTTAAATTAGAGTATCCATCTTTTTCTATTTGTTCTTTAAATTTTTCTTTACCTCTTCTTACAACACGCCTTATTTTAGATAATCTCTCGAATTCATCTTGTTCATCGTTTGTTTTTTCACCAAAAAGAGCGCGGTTTAGTTTATTAAACTGAGTTTTCATCGCATTTTTTTCTACATTAACGTAAGGTCCCGATGTTCTTTTTAAAAAAAATGGTCTTTTTTTAGAAAACTTCGGAGGTCTATTTTCATTTCGTTCATTATTCACATTATTTTCATTTCGTTCGTTATTGTTTCTTCTACCATCTCGATTCACATTATTTTCATTTCGTTCGTTATTGTTTCTTCTACCATCTCGATTCACATTGTTTTCATTTCGTTCGTTATTGTTTCTTCTACCACCTCTATTCACATTGTTTTCATTTCGTTCGTTATTGTTTCTTCTACCACCTCTATTCACATTATTTTCATTTCGTTGGTTATCAACACTGTTTATACTCTCTCTTATAATTTTCGTTTTCTGAGTAGAGTGAAACTTTATAGGTTCGTAAACTTTTAAAGCGTGTAAACGTCTACCTATTATTCCTATAAGCTGTGCCTTTGTAAGTTTTTTATCGGCATGTCTCGCTACACCTACTTTCTTAGCTATACGTCTAATAGATGTAACTTTAGTAGAAGAACTAAAAAGTTTATCGAAATCCGACATAGTTAAAGGCGATTTTCTATCCATCATGTGAGTCCTGTCGCGACTTAAAACTAAAGGTGGTAACGGTAATTTTCCATCCTGTATACTCGAATACACATCACATATTTCGTTTCTAGAAAGTTTTAAATCTATACCTAACTTTTGTTTGAGGAGCGTCTTGAGGTCTGCTGAATTCACTCCTGGATCACACGCGTCCATATTGATATAAACCAACAAAAAAGTTTATAGCGATATGCCTTTCAAATATAATTTCATTTTTTCTTCATATGTCATGTTAAACTTAAAAACGTCTACCTGACCTATATCTACGTCAACAATTTTACTGTTTTTTATAACGTTTTGTTTTCTATTATTTAACGTAGAAGCAACGAGCGCTTCTGCGAACTGTTTTGGATTTTTTATATCTTCTATGAATTGATTTTCCATTTTCATTCTAATACAAAGTATTTTGTCTGGTTTTTTATCTAAAAAAGGTGTAGTGGGTAAAGTTTCAAGTGTACCACCATCCACGTAAACCAAACCTTCGTAACGGTACGATGAAAATATGAGTGGTATTGCTATACTCATACACAAGGCATCTATTACTTTCATATTTGGGTGTGTATCCTTTGAAAAATATACAGTTTTAGATGTATTCACACAAAAAGCAGATATGTATATTTTTTTATCTATATCCGAAAATGTCGGATCACACTCAAAAACGTCCACAAATTTTTGACGTATTGGTTTTAAGTCTACTAAGCCATATTCATTTAAAAAACACTTCAAATTTAATTTCACAAGTTCTTTACCATTAATCAGGGCTAATTTATAGACAATATCATCTATTGAAAATCCTAAAGATAAAAATAAAATTATTATGGCACCCGCAGATGCCCCTGAATATTCTTTTATGTGTTTTAAAGAAGGTTCTATAGTTTTGAGGTACCCAAGCATAGAAAATATACCCATGGCACCTGGACCAACAACGAGATACTCGAACATTTCATCGTTTAATAGTACTGAGGAAATTGCTTTCTCAAAAGAGCGAAGACGAGTGCAAAGACGATCGTATGAACAACCGCCGAAGATGGACTGGTTTGACCCGAGGTAAAGAGACCCTTGGAACCAGCTGGGATTGTTAAGAGTATACCTGGGCTGAGAATAATGAACAGGGAAGTGGTGACGATGAGATCGGTTTTCGTAAGAACGATACCCAAGGCCTTTGCAATCAAAGAAAATGCAAGAAAAAAGACGAGTGCGTGGAACAATACTTCGTTTCTCCCAGTTAAACCATCTCTGAAAGAGACCTTGGTTCCATTTGTTCTGAGAAGAACACCTGGACTGAGAAGTAAAAAAAGCGATGCTGGTAAAGAAACTTTTTGAGACGTAATATCTGGAAGCATGTTTGTATATATTTATATTACATATTAATCTAAGACCATTATTTAGAATTATAAAAACAAAATTCGACAAAGTCGTCGTAGTTTGCAAAGTTTAAAATGCGGTGTGATAGAACCGCATCGTATAGGTACTGTTGTAGTATCCCCCACATATATCGGAGTTCTTCCTGATACTCTAATTCCCAGTCGTTTATATGTAAAGGTTCGTCTATATTGACTTCTTCTTCGTAATCGCTATATTCAGCGTCATTGCCATGTGTAGCTTCGTAAACGTATTGATTCCAAACCATTATTCTTGTTTCTTATCTTTCAAACCAGTGAGTGAAAGTGAAGTAGATTCTTTTGTTGGTAAATTATCGAGTATAACCTTTAAGGCACTTTCAGCTTGTTTTTCGTTACCATTGAAAAAAGTAACCAAACCTTCTTTAACAGAGGTTTTATTTAAACCCTGTTTCCTGGAACTTTTTTTAACCGAAATTTTACCCTTTTTCAAATTAATAACGTCAAGACCGTTATCAGTCATGAGTTTTTTGACTTGCATTTTTAAAGATTTTTCAGCCTGAACTAAAATCTTTATATCTTCTCTGGCTTCTGTAATTTGCTTGTTAAGTTCAACCAACTTAGAGACGCTGTTAGAAAGTTCGTCCGATGGAGAGCTGGACATGTTTTATATTATAAACTATTCCTATATTCTTTAAATGTCTATTTAACACAATGGTCTTCTCATAGTATCTGGTACTATTGTCGAATTATTCCAAACAAATGGTTCCTTGGAGTTTGGTGGATCGGCACGAACTTGTTGATTCGCGTTTCTCAAAGCACCACCAACGGTTTCTGGAAAACCAATTTGGGCGCGTGGTTCGAGGAAGTTTTGACCAGCAAGTATGTCTTCTGGAGCAAACTCACCAAAATCCTCTTGGGACGCGACTTCTCTTGGGAGAAGGGAAGACGCAAGACCCGTACCCACCTTCATTTCACAGCCACCTGATGGCTTGGAATCTCTCATTGGTTTTAGACTTGGACTTGGAGCTGGTTTATCTTCACCCATTCCGACTGGAGCATACATACGTTCTTGTACCGTGTAAGTAGAAGTTTTGCAACTGTTCAATATTAACAGGAGGGCGATAACAACTGCTGTGGCGATAAGTAAATTTTTTCTACTAAACGATTTTCTCATCTTCATCATCTTTATATATAATAAATAATTTTTTTTATTTGGAAACACTATCTTCAAACATACATTCTTCTGGATAAGATTCAACTTCACATTCAGGTTCCTCTTCTGTATTTTTTGTATCTTCATGGATTTTTACCTGAACAAGATTCCATGACGACCCAAAATGTGATCTTGCAAACCAAAGACCCGAAAATTCTACAAAAACAGAGCATGTTACACCTGGTGATAATGTTTCAATGTCGACGAGTTCCTTGTTCGCATTAAAAACTCTAGAAGCTTCGATTTTTTCCGCTGTAACAACATCGTCTTTAATGTATGCTTTAGTGATTGTTTTTTCTGTAAGTTCTTTACCAAACCACTCTTTACTATTTTCCAATGCGGACTGAATGTTTGTTAAATGTACTGCTTCAACTTTAGCGATATTATCGTCGCCTGAAAGTTCAAATGAAATATCTTCTCCATCAACTTCGAGAACTTTAACATCGGTTAATTGCACAAAGCATTTTTTCTTTTCATCTGTGTACGCTCTAACGTGACGCATACCATCATCTGTTTTAAAGGGTGTGTCGTAAATCATTTTATATATTGTTTTGGTTTCATTTCTTTAAACCAATAAAAGGTATCATAGCCGATTTTTCGAGTATAGGTTTTGGGACCCAGTGGTCACGAATAGGTTTGAATCCGTATAAGGTTTCTTCCATATTAACGTTACGTATAGTAGAAGGTAAAGGTTTTGCTTTTACTGGCCTGAAATTTAATTCGTTTCTGATATAGTTTGTATTATTCATTCTTGATGTCCAATTCATTTTTTCTAAATTGAACATTTGATTTGATTGTGTTTTAAGGTACCCTGGTGGTGTTTTTAAATTTGTATTAGTAGATTTCAAACCGTAAAACAAATGTTTACTCAATTTATCTTTGGATGGTGTTGTTGTGGATAACTGATACTTTTTAGGATTCACATCAGTCGCTTTTTTCATTACTCGCGGTCCGACTTTTGTATATTTACGAAACGTATGAGCAGGTTTACCGAGTTTTACACCGACTTTTTTAGCAATCGTATCAATAGTATCTGTTACTAAAATTTTCTTCTTTGTTATTTTTCGTGCTAATGCTAACATTCTTTTACGATCTTTATCCCTTTTCCCCGGTCTGAGACCCATCTTTTGCATCATGTATATATCTTCTATGAGATAGTGTACTGTTGGTACTTGTAAATACTTATATTTTTTATAGTATGTTAAGTTTTTATTATGATTAACAAACCCTACTAATGAGCCATTTGTAATATTTTTCTTAGCAACATTGTACCCGAGTTGTTTAGGACGCATAAATGCTATATCAAGAATACCACCAAAATTCTGGTCTTCGAGTTTACCTGATTTTATATTAAACACACGAAACTTCATGTCTAAAGTAAAAAGTTCTACATCTATGAGTACATTCGCTACATTTTTTATATTTTTACGTTTAGGCATTAATGTATACCTTCTTGTTACGTGGAACCCTTCGGATTTTTTAGACGTAGCATAAGTGAGTCCTATAAACCGAGCAATTTTATACCCCCAGTTTGTCCTAAAATTTTCTTCTTCTGAATAATTCTTTGCTTTTTCATTAAAATACTGATCCGTTTCTCTAAGAACTATGTTTATGAGCTTATAATTATCACGTTGTGCTATTTCACCCAGTTTATTCCACAACAAAAGTTTAACGGCTTGTAATTTACCAAAATACTTATCGTCCGGTTTCATTTTTGGTACAAACTTAGTATCAATATCAGTCGTTACGACTTTTTCATCCGTGTATAGGTAAAAATTTGTTGCTTCACCCCCACTTATTATTAAGTCCCCCATTGGTTTTAAAAACTTAGTGAGTTCATCAATTATACCATACATTGAAGGTCGAATAGATTCTGTAACAAGTACTTTAGCGACATCTTCAAACGTTTCATTAGGATATAACCTTTTTACACGCGCCCTAAATTTTTTTACATTATCCTGACTATATTTATCAGAAATGTACTTGTACAAAGTTTTATCACCGAAACATACTTTCTTCTTTACCCATTCATTTATAGTTCTTTTTTCGTAATCACTAAACAATGGAAAAAAATTATTAGGTAATTTTTTAACAATTTTTTCATTACTATTTACCATTATTATAATGTACATATAAAAAAATAATAAGCTCCTTATAAATATAAAAAGGACTTAAAGATACTACGTTTAATATAGATATAAAAATGTCTATTGAATCTGTACTTGAAGAAATCACCGCGCTCCGTTCTGAAATTAAGTCTTTAACAAAACTTGTTAGAAAGATTAAGAATAAACAAGACGACCCAAACGGTGAAAAAGCTGCGGCTAGAGCTAAGAATAATGGTTTTAACCGAAAACAAGAAGTTTCCGAAAAACTTAGAAACTTTCTCGGTTTAGCTGAAGGTGAACTTATTTCTAGAAGCGCTGTAACAAAAGCCATAAACAAATATGTTACCGAAAAAGGATTGAAACATCCAGATAACGGTAGAGTTCTTGTTCTCGACGACAATCTTAAGGATCTTCTTCAACCACCCGCTGACGTACAAATTACTTTCTTAAATCTTCAAAAGTATCTCAGTCCGCACTACGTTCAACCTAAGTAACTTAAAAAAATAATAACAACATATAATAACAAATAAACATGATTATCGACAGGTCAACTGTTGAGACCCTTGTTGGTACAAAGATATCAAACATAGATTTGTACCAAAAAGCATTTAGACACAAATCTGCACTAAAAGAAGACGAAACTCTTGATGGTTCTTTTGAAACGCTTGAGTTTATAGGTGATTCCGTGTTAGGTTTCGTGATTACTAAATTTTTATTCGACAGGTACGAAAACAAACAAGAAGGTTTCTTGACCAAAGCGAGAACGAAACTCGTTCGTGGTGAAACTCTTGCTAACATAGCAACCAAACTCGAACTCTATAAATGGGTTCAAATGGACGAAAAAGGTATGCGTAATGAATGGAACAAAAATCCTAAAATTCTTGAAGACGTATTCGAGTCTCTTGTAGGAGCAATTTATATGGATCTAGGTTTACTTCATGCGAAACAGTTTATTTTAAACATATACAATAATCCAAATTATGTAAACATGAATTGTATCATGGTTGATGATAATTTTAAAGATCACCTCATGAGGTATTGCCAAACAAATAATCTCAATTTACCAGATTATCGTGTAATATCACACGAAAATGGTATTTTTTACATAGACGTGTATGTCGATAGTACATTTCTCGGAAGAGGGTGGGCAAAAAATAAAAAACAGGCCGAACAATATGCGGCACGAAGTTTTTTCTATCCACCACACCTAAACTACTTAAACAATAAAAACGCTAATTATCTAAAATAATGTTAAAAAACTATTTACTCGTAGCGGGTGGTTTTGTAAGTACTATAATAGTACTAAAATTGTTTTTTAAAAAACCACCACCTCCAAACGTCACTTACGAAATCTCATCAAACTTAGAAGAAGACGATTCAGAAAATATGAGCATGAGCACAATAGATGAAAATTTACCTAAACTTTGGGCCATGAAAAAAGAAGAACTCATTGATGAGTGTTTGAGAAGAAATATAGCGTGTTTGGGAACCGTTCGTGTTTTGAGAGAAAGATTACGCATCGCTCGCGAAGAAGATGCTTAAAAACGTGAAAAGTTTATCTTTTAGCATGCATCCAAATGTAAAAAAATGGCTCGAGTTTGAATATGCACCACAGAAATCACAAGAATGGTTGGATTTGCGTATGCGTATGCTTACGGCATCTGACGCTGCATCTGCTATTGGTGTAAACAAATACGAAACACCCTACCAACTTCTACTACGAAAGTGTGGAAAGGGACCAAAGTTTGAAGGTAACGAAGCAACGAGACACGGTGAAAAGTACGAAGACGAGGCTCGAATTCTTTATGAACAAAGACATAACGAAGTCGTACACGAACTTGGTTTGTGTCCACACCCCAAGTATTCGTTCTTAGGAGGATCACCAGATGGCGTTTCCGAATCGGGTAAACTCGTCGAAATCAAGTGTCCCATGATGCGTGAAATAAAACCAGAAGTACCAGAACACTACATGCCACAACTCCAACTGTGTATGGAAATCCTCGATCTCGAGGAAGCCGACTTTATTCAGTATAAACCAGCCGACTTTAATTGGCCCAAACCCGAAGAGTTCGTCGTCGTTAACGTCAAAAGAGATCGTGGGTGGTTTGAAAAATATTTACCTGTCATGGAAGCGTTTTGGAATAAAGTACTGTATCACAGAGAACATGGTATAGAAGAGCCAGTTAAAAAAACCAGAAAAAAGAAAGAACTTATCAGACCAGAGTGTCCCATTTTCACGGATTCCGACGACGATTATTTTGAAGAGTAATATAAAAGTGTATGAATGAAACTTAACAGGGTTGCAAGGGTGTCGTATGTAATAGGTAAAAGAACCATAAAACTAAGAACGAACAAGTTCAGAACCGCATCGACGAGGTTTATACCGTATTGTGTCGACTTAATAAACTCAAACGATTTTAGTCCACACCACATAGAATATTATATAGATACAATAGCAAAAGCTGAGGCAATAACACTCGTTGTACAAATTGCAAGTGTTTTAATTAACATGAACCTAAAAAAATAATGTACATAATTTATAATAATGAGTAATCTAACTCCCGAAAATATAGAAAAACTTTTTTACAAAAAACCAGCTAAGAACTATAAAGAGTTTCAAAAAAAACTTAATGCTACACTGCGACGTTCACCTCGTTTAAAAACAAAAACGGTACCACGTTTAACCGAAAAACAAAAAATGGAAAGGGAACTTAAAAACGCAAAAACTATTAAACAACTAAAATCTATATATAGAACAGGTGCTAAAAAATTCCATCCAAATAAAGGTGGATCGAATAAAAATATGCAAGAATGGACTAATGCTTATAAAAAACGTGAAAAAAACCTAAGTCAAAAAAACTAATTATTTTTTTAAAGTAAAAATGATAAGTTTCGAAACGCAGTGTAACCTTGTAAAAACCAAACTCAATGGCCAACTCTACGCACCTTACCAAAAAGAAGGTGTTCAATGGATGTTGTCGATGGAGAATCAAACAGACGGTCCAAAAGGTGGTTTTTTGTGTGACGAGATGGGTCTAGGTAAAACCATTCAGACCATATCAACAATACTAGGGAATCCACAAAAAAATACACTAATAATCGTTCCAAAATCGATAGTCATGCAGTGGAAAGAAGAAATCAATAAGTTTGCCCCTTCACTTTCCGTGTTCGTATACGATGGTCCAGATAGAACAAAAAATACAAGAGACTTATACGATCACGATATTGTTATATCAACGTATAACCTTCTCATAGAAAAAACAAAAATATTACACGGAATAATTTGGGGACGCGTCATATTAGACGAGGCACACGAAATTAGGAATGCGGAATCAGTCAAGTTTAAATCGGCACTCCAACTTAAATCTGAAATTAGGTGGTTACTCACGGGAACGCCGGTGTTTAACACCATGTATGATTTCATCAATTTGTGTACATTTCTAGGTATACCTAGATCCTATTCTCAAGGTATGACAAAAAACGTTAAAGATACGTATATTTTAAGACGCACGAAAAACGATCTCAAAAACTTCAATGCGAACCTTGAACTTCCACCGTGTTATTTTGAAAACGTCGAACTCGAAATGTTCCCCGAAGAAAAGAAACTCTACAAACACGTTTTCTTGGAGTCACAAGAACTCATACGAGAAATTTTAAAGACGACGCGTAATATTAACATGCGCAACATGCAATTTCTCGAGTGTTTGTTACGTGCACGTCAAGTCATGATTTGGCCACAAATGTACTTGGACGGTATGGCTAAAAAGTGTGAAGATGTACCGGAAATATGGAAAGGGCGTTCAAAAAAAATGGAAACGCTTCTTAACATGATATCAGAACACCCTGAGGAAAAAGCGATAGTGTTTTGTCAATTTAAAAGTGAAATGAACCATATTCGCTCAAAACTTACGTGTCCCGTTTTTCGTATAGACGGAAGTGTTTCTAAAGAAGATAGAATACACCAACTTCAGGAATTCAAACGCGCACCACAAAATAGCGTTTTTCTCATACAGATAAAGGCAGGTGGTCAGGGTCTCAATATCCAGTGCGCCTCGCGCGTTTATATCACGGCACCCTCGTGGAATCCAGCAACTGAACTCCAGGCTATAGGTAGGTGTCACCGCACGGGTCAAACGAGAAATGTACACGTCAAAAAACTCGTATACGTAGACGAACCCGAGTTTCCAAGTGTTGAGGAATCTATGATGGCACTTCAGGGACACAAGTCGCTCATAAGTGCAGAAGTACTCAACGATAAACGTCTAGAAACACAAATACCAACTCGAAACAAAACAAGTGGTTCAATATCCATAGCCGCAATTAAGAATATTTTCCGCGTATAGTATATAAATAAAATGATTGAAAAAACGTTCGGTTCGCGCGCAGAAGTTTGGCACGGTGTTGCCCTCAAGACAACAGGTGGTCTCATGAAAAAAGATCTTACCCAAGACAAATACGGAAGAATCGTATCAAAAGCTGCAAGAAAGGCAGCACTCGAACGTCTCAAAGAAGAAGGGTCCAAGCATTTGGTAAAAGTGTTCAAGCCAAAGAAATCTGGATTCAAACTTCAACCAAAAGAAGGTACAAAGGCATACAAAAAGAAAATTAAGAAAATGTTGTAATAGAATAAGAATGACACTCACTAAATGGAACGAATCTGTTCGCGTTGCTAAAATTAAACTAGGCATGGACCCTAAATCATACGTTGCCATAAGAGGCAAACTTCTCAAAGAAGCTCAGGCCATATACCAAATTCTCATTTTAAACGAAAGTAGATCTAAACTCTAGTTAATTTAAAATAAAATATAAATATAATATAAAAAATGAACGGTAATTACATGAATCAAAATTCAAGTTTTAATATTGGTAGACACGTTTCTAAATATTGGTCTGCATATGCTTTTTTAGCTCTTATGGTAACAGCTATAGTACTCAGTACTACATATAGCAGATACGAACGCAAAAAACGCTAAACATCAATAAATTGGAATCCCTTAAGTCTCTGTGGCTCATACACTACGAGCGAGTTAAGTTTCCAACTTATTCCAAACTTTTTATTCAGGAAGTATACACTATTCATTTCAACTATAGATGTACCCGAATTTCTCGCGTATAATCCGTCCTTTATTTCGTCATATAACGCGTTCTTTTCCTCGTCGTAAACGTGTGGTTTAACCTTACCGTCAATAGTCGAATCAACTTTTACCCTAAACTTCGGTTCGCGATCAGGTGATTCCTTAACGTTCGAATTAAACATGGGTCGCAATTCTTCTACGCTCATGGGTTTACCGAAAATCGTTTCACTCTGTTCCGAAACCGATACGATAACTTTTTCCTCGAGTTCGCGAATACACGTATAAAATTTTTGAACGGAGTTACCATCCTCGTCCCATCCTTTCATCGCAAAGTCTACGTTATACTTAGTAGGACCGACCTCAGGCGTAAACCCAGAAATACCAAAAGGCATATACATGCGCGGAAATATTATTTTCATGAGTTTATCTTCGGTCGTACACAAAGAAATCTTACGACCGTCGTAATCGGCTATTTTTAATGTATCTTTAGCGTTTATAAACTTTGCCATGTTTTATAAATGTACATGTAACGTAAACTTTAAGCTTTACTAATTTTTTCCATATATTTTTTCAAATTATTTAGTTTTTTAGACAAGTTTTCCAACTCTTTAGTTTTTTGGTACGTTTTATTGTTTTTCATTATTTGACTATATTTATAAGCTAATTCTGTATACCTTTTTCTTAAGAGTCTAAGTTCTTCTTGTAGTATGTTTTTGTATATATCGGGTGTATAGTCACCTCTTCGTGAACGTTTCATTTATATATAATATTATTTATTTTTGTCTTTTACTTCTTTGACTACTAGGTGTACTCGGGGGTGTTTTTCCTTTTTGATTATTAGGTGTACTCGGGGGTGTTTTTCCTTTTTGATTATTAGGTTTATTCGGGGGTGTTTTTCCTTTTTGACTATTAGGATTTTTTCTTTTTTTATTTTTTTGTTGAGAATTCGTTGCTCCCGGACTAAGAGAATTTATGAGTTTAGAAACCGCTTTTTTAACCGAACTAAATTCAGCACGTGTAGTGGGTTTATTAGGAGTAGAAAATCGAGAATTTAAAATTCTATAAGCTAAGTTTGTACCAACATTTTTTTCAAAAATGTTGAACGATTTTTTCCAATCTTCACCAAGTTCTTTTACCATTTTTTTAATATTTTCTGCAATTCTCTTTCTACTATTCGAGCTTATTTCACCAAAAGATTTTGCATACTCTTCAAAAATAGTTTTTAATTTTTTA